TTGGATATAGAACCATGAAATTATTTAGCTTAGAATTTTTGAATTACGCTGGCGAAAGAGCTGTAAAGACTTGGGCACAAAGTGCTTTGGCTTTTCTCGGAACTGGAACAGTCGGACTGTTTGAGGTCAACTGGGCTAACATGCTCAGCGTTTCTCTCGGTGCGACATTTTTGTCAATCCTAACAAGCATCATTTCACAGAAGAACCCCAAGTAGTAAAATAAAATCAGCGAGGGCAATAGCCTGAGTTAGTTAGGGGGATGGCAGTTCCGGACGGTTCTGTCACCTCCTAATGAACTAACACTTAGTTACTTATGTGTCAGTATAAACGGACATTATCAACACTTGTGTCAGGATTCCTGTACGTACAGAAGTAACCTAAAGGTGACAATTGCAAATGTAACTTATTCACCGCAAAATTAGTCTTTTCGCCGCAAGCTAAAGACAAATACATGCTTGCCAACATAAAAGTCAACAGACGGATACTTAAATCCATTTGTCATCCAGCCCCAGTGAGAATCGCTCCATGTCTTAGGCGTATAGTGGATGTAATGCAACCACCTAAACCCCAGATTAAAGTATCTATGTATAGCTACTGGCTTATCGTTCATAATTCATCCTCTTCAGCTCTGTCCATCATTGCGTATTGACAGTATCTGCACTGAGTGGGATCTAAGTCGCAACCCTCGTCACAGTGCAGGCAGTAAAAGTGTGGCTCATAGCCACGTCTTGCAACTGGTAATCCGCAGGTGCACACAAGCTCAATCCAAATGTTGACACCACGGTCTTCATCAAAATACTGCTCGACTATAAACTCTGGACCGCTGGGGTCCTCAAACTCAAAGGGGTCTTCAGGAAGAAAACTCTTGTTGTTCTTTTTGAATCTCCTAAACCAACCAAAGATCATATAGACCTTTTCGTCGTCTTACCGACTAGCTCTGCGCCCCTCAACCACTTTCCGCAACTCTGACATTGAAACCTTTGATAGCTGGCTGTGCCTGTCCTGCTAAATCCACGTTTTTGCAAGTGAGTAGACCCACAATTTGTGCAGCCATCCTCAATCCCATCGTAAAGAGCCACATTAGGATGGTTTTTGATCCAGGGCTTTAGTTTTTCGTAAAGATCAACCAGCAGGTCAACATCCTGAATCTGATACTTCTTCATCTCGGCCCAAGCTTTTTTATCATCCGCCATGCACTTTACCCAAAGCTCAAAACCAGAATGCTGAACCTTTGCTCCGACTCCTAGCTTCTGTGCCACGTAATCTAGCTTGTTGCTGGGAAATCTAAACTGAGATTTGACCACACGCATCAAATCCATGTCTTTGTAAGGTGACGGCGGTGACATTTCTGCTTCTAGCAACTCACGCTTTAAGTGCTTGCTGTCAAATGATGCCGAGTTCCAACCAACAACTACGTCTGCTTCGTCAAGCAACCTGTGCACATCTTGGAGCATCTCTTTTTTACCGTGATGATGAATAGATTTGAAGTGAACTTTTTTCTCGCCATACCAGCGAGCACCGAAGCACATCATTTCAGTCGAGTCAATAATCTGACTCAAAGAGACATTTTGTTGCCACAGGCCCCAAGTGTATGAGGTCATTGGTGTGGTTTCAATGTCTATAAATAAAATTTTCATTAGTCATCTTCAAGATTTAGGCGATTTACCCAAGCCCTACCAGCATCGCCGCCCCACGCATCCCAAGCAACTCTACCGGCAGAAGGATAGCCTTCTTCGCCTGAACTAAATCCTGTTGCCTTTCTGTCGACTTCGTGTCTTGCAAAGTAAGATTTCATTCTTTTTACAGTATCTAGACTGACAGAACCCCCACTTGCAAGCTGAGAGGCACGCCGACGACCAACATCCGTAAATCCATCGCCTGCTTTCCCGTCAGAGATCCATTTCTGTGCTCTCTTGGCTGCACTCTGGACTCCTTCTGGCACTTTGTAGCTGCTTTTGGCTTCACGGACCTTGATGGTTTCTTGGAAGTATCCCGGCGGAATTTGAGCAAAGCGACAACGACCACCATCTTGGATTTCAGCGTTTACCGCACGGCAAGCAAGCCCGTCTTCGGCCTCGTAGTGAAACACACAGTTTCCACATTTTATGCCCTGCTCTTTATTGTCATTGTCTGCTGGAGAAATGTATTCTACGTAAACAGTGCTACCTTCGCTTCCAAAGCGACCATACTCTTGCACAACGCCGTACAAAGCATCTACAAGAGCTTTTTCGTCGCCTTTGAGCTGACTGTAAAGATCTGTATTTTTTACCTCTCGGAAACTCTCAGACTTGCTTGACTTTGGGTGACCCTTTGGCAACAAATCATTATCTGCTACATACTTAGAATCTTTTGGTCGCTCGTTCCTAAGGAGGTATAGATAAGCGTTTACTCGTGCCATCGCCCACGCTGCTCTGCTGACTCCGGGACGGTGTGATGTCGAATATGCACCAGCGCCCCTTCTGTAGACAGCAGCAAGCTGGCCGTAAGTAGTGCGGGTATGGCTAGGCTTATCAGCCTTTTCCATTTTTTCGTTATGTTCTTTAACTTTGTTTTGTAAAGCTGTTTTAGTTTTTGCACTTACCTTTATATTTCCAGATGCGTTTTTTGCGCTTCCGGGCTTATTTTTGTCACTTCCTTTACGCTGATCGCTTTTAGGAGCAGGTGTACGCTGCTCAGAATCATCATGCTTTGACTCATATTTTCTATCAGTCCCTGCTAGTGCTTTTTCATAATCTTCGTGAGTACTGCAAGGCATGTAAATTGTTTGACCATTCATGTCGTGAGAATGTGTACCTGTGCAACCAATCTGGTCAGCTCTCTTTTGAGCATCTTCTCTGCTTGAATACTGGTCTTTTGACATAGCTTCATTCATGTTTTCGTCCCTTGGGTGAGTGCCTCCGGGTTCCAAGTCCTCTGCTCCAGACAAAGCCACCATCTGTGCGACAGCCTCATTCTTTGTTGCGTGACAAGCAACAAGTTCGTAATCGGTTTTAACGACAGCCCAATTTGAACATTCTGGATGGTTTTCTGATATGTAGTAGGGCACTAGTCCCAACCTTTCAACAACGTCGGCATATGTTTTTTATTACGTAAGTAAATTATACCGTGCCTAGCTGCATCGTTTGCATGAGGTTTACCACTGGTAAAGACTTCTAGCTTTTTTAGCCGATCATCGTTGACCAGCTTTTTCAAACCTGCTTCTTGCAACTTTACTTCCTTGCCGTTTAGCACAGCCTGCATTGCTCCAATGATAAAGGCTGGCTCAATGTTTGCACCATGCACACCGGGACGCAGAATAAAGTCTTCGCACACAAAATCATCCACTGGAAGCTTTGCGGCTTTTATCTCTCGAAGTATCCATTCAATAAAGCCTTCACGACCTCCCGTGACCTGCAAAGACTTTTCTAAACGCACATAGCTATTGTCATAGGTCAAAAACGCAACCCCAGTAGTGACTCCGGGATCTACAGCGACCAGTCTATGAGGCATGGAGACGTCTGTGTATTGTTGATTTTGGGATATCGGTGAATTTGTGAATTGTGTCAACGCTTGTGCCCTCCTTTACCATTTTGCCAATTAGGTGATAGTCAACCTCGCCCAAGTCTTTTTGAAAAATAAGCGAACGCAAAGATTCTAGGTGCTGAGGGTTTAGCTTACCGCCGTTTCTCTCTTTTTTAGTCAAGTAACGATTCAAGGTCGAGTGGCTAATGTCTGCCATTCTAGATAATTGCCTAATAGAAAACACTTGATACTCGTTTAGCTCAGTCAGAGACCTTCTAAGCTTCTCGGCCTCAATCTTGCCTTTGTTTTCTCTAATCGTAATTGCTAGTGCAATTGCTGTAAGTCTGTCTTGGATTTTCATACTTGCGTCTCCAAGTAGGTCTTATTTGTGTCTACATACATTCTTAGTCTCCCTTGCGACCTAAGTGATTCAATCATTTCGTCAAACTCACGCTTACGCTTTGATCCAAATCGCCTGAACGCCTCATCAAACCTAACCTTGCCTCCCTTGTTCGTCACAAAGGCCTCCAAGGCGTCTAGCTCTCTTTGCCACTCTGACTCGCTGATGCTGTTAGCCATCCTGACCAAAGCCTCAAACCAACCCTCGGCATACTTAATTGCAATCAAAACGTGCTTGTTTTCAACAACATCCGACTTATCATGCATTGCCAACAAGATCGAACACTTCCAAATCGACAATGCTAGTCGCTGACGACTTGGCTCAATGCTTTCCTCGTTTGCGTGACCCTCTACATAATCACCCATGTCCCACTTGAACTTATTAAACCTCTCGAGAGCCTCATCGGTCATTCTTACTGGTCTTGGGAACGGTGCTCCTTTTTTCTCCCAGTAAAGCTTTGCTTCGTAAAGAGAGCGGACCATGCCATCCATTTCATAATCTTGCACCGCCGCAACTTCTTCTTCTGGAGCTTGTTCAATTGCTTCTTTTTCGTAGCTTCTTTCTGGAGTGTCTGCAACCGCGTACAAAAACCTAGCCAAAAAACCTGAGCGGAAATAATCAACTGTCAGAATCTCGCTAACCTTGCTTGTAATACCCATCAAGTACATTAGGAAGTGGGTTTCTGCTCTATCTGACTGCACCGCACTTGTAGCACTTGCCCCACCTGTAGACCTGATTACAACTGGCACAGAGCCGTCGTAAAGCTCAGTAAACTGATCTGCGGCGTTAGCCATGTAGGTCTTGGTCATAAACTCTTTGAACATACCCTGAACTTCATCTCTGTGAAACAAGGAAGTCATTTTGTCTCTGCCTGACAGATGCTTTACCAAACCCTCAGCAGTCACATTAGACCCAATATCTACTTGGTAACCAATGTAGCTCTCATAAGCCCTAAGCACACGAAGCATCAGCTGTCGGCTGGTTGACTTACGGCTTAGTGTCGTCTCACCCAACACCATGAACCAAAGGTTTAGCCCTAACTTGCCATACTTAGGAGTTCCGTGGCCGGTGTCAGCAAAAGCGGCTGAAAGGATGGTAAAAGCACTAGCAATCTGAAACTCAATCGCTCCGTCTGTCTTTTTGCGAGTCCAACTGCAGTAGCTGTCAATAAAAGTCGGTATCGAGTTTGCAATCGCTCTCTCATCTTCGTTTAGGAAGTTGATTTCCTTTTGCTCTTGACTCGTCTGAACAATTTCTTCTAGGGGCTCATCATCAATAATCTCTTTGCTTTGCTCTGCTCTTTGCACCTCTCGCCACAAATCGCCATCTGGATCTAAACGTCTTGGCCTATCTGGGTGGTGATACTTGTTGCATTTAGCGTGCTTTGCAACAACATAAACCTCCTCTTTGGTCAAGCCAACTCTAAACAGCTCTAGCTCAAGTCTCCAAAGTCGCTTTGACAAATCTGAATTAGGTGGAGGTTCGTGTGTGTAAAGCTCCATAATATTTCCGCTTGCCGGGATCTTTCCTAGTACCTCTACTAGCGTTGGACCATCCTCAGGTGCTTCTGTGCTCTCTGCATTTACTGGCAAGTCTTCTACTTCTACATCTACATAAACTGATTCAATCTGCCCGATGCCGTAGACCAATCCGTTTGACTCTGCCCAAACTTCTTCCGGCTGGTCATACTTTGTATTGCTTGTCTCTGGGACCCTCAACAGTTTTGTTGGATTCCATCCCGATAGGTCACAGCCTTGGTCTTTGTGGCCGTAAGCAATTTTCTTGCTGAGTAGTGCAACTCTCTGTGGATCTGCTTCTTTATCAAGCATCCAGTAAGTGTGCCATCTTTCGTTGCTTGTCTGCACAGTGATGCTTGGTGGGAGCCTGAAGTTGTTTGGGTTACAAGCGTCTGCATCTGCATAGACCACAGAAACGGACTTAGCGTTTTCTCTTATTCGACGCTTATCGGAAAATAGGATTGGGGATACATACACATCTTCCTCGGCAAAACTCTTAGCGTACCCAACCATCTCCTCAAGCTGGTCAGGATAGCTAAACCACTTCTGCACAGTCGGCTGGCTGTTGCTATCTTTCGTGACAATTGTGGCGTATCCTACACCTTGCCCAAAGACACTTTCAAGAAATTCTTTGGCTTGCATTCTTCTCCTTTGCGTGCCCCCGCTAGGAATCGAACCTAACTAAACCAAGACGAAAAACGTCAGGTACACCAGCCGGGGGCTGTGCGTTTTTAGGTAGTCGCACCCCTACCGCCCGTTAGTCCACCCAGAGGTCTGAAGATTCAGAGCTGGATGATGATGAGGAGGCTGTTGCTTTGATAAAGCCTGCTACGTTGTTGCTAGCTGGGTAGTCACCCTCTGCTTCGCGAACTGTAACCTTGGCGTCAACTGTCTTGCCCAAAACGTCCTTGATGTCTGGGACCTTAAACTCGCCCTTGACGTCATAGCCAAGTGCAGTAAAGAACGCCTGAGTCTTCCAGAAGTCTCCTGCCACATAAAGCGGAATGTATGCAAAAACACGACGGTTTTCGTATTGTCCCTCGCAAACTCGAAACTGGACATTCCAGCGTGGCTTACCTGCGTTTGGTCCTGAGCGGACTTCTTCTGCAGTTGCATCATAGATTGTTGTGCAGTATGTTCCCGCTGGAAGCGGTCCCATCTCTGCTTGCTGTGTGTTGCCCGCATCTTCGGGTACTGTGATTTTCAGACTCATTTCTTAGTCTCTCCTATCTTGTCAATTGTTGTGATGATTTTTTTCATCGATGGATCTTTCATCTGCGATGGTAGTCCAAATCGGTTACCAGACACAAGTCTGTCGCTACCTTGCAAAATAACAAAGCGGTTGACAGTATCTTCATTTCGCTCACTTGTCATATATCCGATAATGTCTGGAATAGCTGGCAAAGTGCTGCGCATCGAGCCCGGAAGCATCGGCACAGTCTTTACAGCTCCGGTCGACTGGTCCTTTTCGTCCTGTGCGTGAGCAATGAATACAGCCATAAAAGGTGCGTGGTGCATTTTGCGAATCATTTCGTTTGCCCACTCTTTTAGGTCGCCCCATTTACCAAAAGTGTTTTTGATATTTTCAGGCTTTTGCTCAAAGACCTTTTCGGCTCTGTCCATAGCCACACCAAGTGTGTCAATGATTACAGTCTTGTATCCGTGTTCTTCAGTCACAAGTTGCTGGACAGCTGCATCCAACTGCTCGTGAGTGTCTACGGATAGAACGTCTACATCTTTCCAGTCTCTGGCGATAGCACT